CTGATGCACAGCGCAATAACTGCTCGGGGCTTTTGCAGCGCTTATACACCCGAACGATGCGCAGTATGGGTCAGTGCTCGGTGCGGTATCCATTTTTGGCGCAAATGGTGGCAGCTCGGGCACGTTCGGTGGGCACAGCGGAATGCCGAAAGCGTCAGTGTCATACGCTGGCCCGTTGTCGTAATCGGTGCGCTCCCACACCACCGGCTCAATACCCTCAGGTGGTACAGGTTGATCAAACGCATTGCTGCGCGCATCCCAACTGGCTGTTGCATAAAAAATGCTATCACCCTGTATCTTAGGGCGCCCCGTGTGCACCGCGGCTGCGCCTGCATGGCTTACGCTTGCCCATTTCCAGTTGGGGCCAAAGTTTTTAAAGATATCTTGCGTTGTCATGCTGCTTGCTCCGTTTGGTTGGTGTCTGGGAATGGTAGGTCATTAATAACGTATCCCGCAAGCAGCATTTTGGCTGTGATGCGCCCGCGCAATTCAATAGCGTCTTGCGTCTTGAGAGTCATTGCAGTCAGCACGTCAAGCTTGAAGGTGTGAAAAAACAGCATGGTCAAGCTTTCTTGATCCTTGCCAGGGTGCGTGCCTGCCCAGCAGTTCATGGTGTGCCGCAGGTTGCGTTGCTCGCGTTGGATGGCAGCCTGCGCTATCGCGATGTTGCGACCAATCGGGGTGCCCTGATGCTGCACCGGGACAAACTGAGCATGGTCTATCTTGTGCACCTCGCCGCGCAGCTTGGCCAGTTCCTCATCGCTGTACAGATAGATGTCACCATCAACCACCTCAGGCCCGCGTGCCTCACTGACGGCTGCAGGGTCTTGGCGTTTGCCGCACCAGGGGCACGTGTGGTGGAAGCGCTCAAAGGGTTTGCCGCATACCTGGCGCGTGTAGCCATCGTTCGCATACTTGCGGTCACACGTTCGCAGCGGGATTGAATCATCAGCACCCAACGAGCGGCTGCGGCTGGCGAGCGTCCACAAGCGGTGCCGGTCTGGTGGCCCCTCGTGACGTATGAGATTGCCCACGTGGTCATGAATGATGCCGCGTGGCTTCTCGCTTTGGCTGATCAGCATCAGGCGTTGCAGCGGGGTGTAAGTATCCCAAGCAGCCGCCAGGATTGGGGAAATCATCAGACGCAGCACACGCCCCCACTGCTGTGCGTACAGCGAGAATGACGCGGTTGCCCTGGCCATGATTACAATTTCAATGGCTGGCAGGTCGAAGCCTTCACCGAACAGGTCAACGTTCACCAGCATCAGCAACTCACGGTTGCGGAACCTGCGCAATATGTTGCGGCGCTCAGCGCTCGGGGTATCGGCGGTGACCAGGGCTGCGGGCACCCCTGACTGATTGAATTTGTCCGTGAGCTTTTGCGCTTCCTCAATGTTCTGCGCGAAGCAAACACCAAGCTTGCCCATCGCCTCACTGCAGTAGGTGCCGACGACCTCACCAACAAAAAACTTGGAACTGCGCATGAGCGCTGCAGCTTCCTCTTTGTTGAGCTCGCCCGTGGTCGTGGTCTTCACCCGGCTCAAGTCGAGGTCATTGACCTTGAAGCCACGATAGTCATAGTCAGTCAAATAACCGTTATCAATGCACCAGCGCATGCCGGGGCCTTCAATCATCCGGTCAACGATGCCGTCAAAGTCCCGCCCGAGCCCTTTCCCGTCAGCGCGGCAAGGCGTAGCAGTCAGCAGCAACCCTTTGCACTCGGGGCTGAAATTGCCGAACACCTGGCCCCACTTGTTGGTCTTGAGCGCGTGGTGCCCCTCATCGATCACCCCGAGCGTTGCGCGCTTGAAGCGATCACCCCAATCTGAGTTTTTAGACTTCACGGTGTCCACGCTGGCAATCGTCCAATCAGCGCGGTTTTGGTTCACAAAGCTGCGCCCAAATTCCTCATAGTGCTCAGCTTGAATGTCGCTAACCGTGTTCTTTGCTGCAGCAACAGAATGCACAATCCCCTCACGGGCAAAGGCTTTTGAAATCTGGCTGACCAGCTCTTTGCGGTGCGCCATCGACACGCCCCACCCGTCATGCGTGCGCGCTTGATCCCCCATGCAAACTGTTTTCCCACCACCCGTGGGAATCACAACCATCACGTTGCGCTTACCAGGCGGCATCGTTGCCCAGGCTTGGCGCGTGTCATCGTTTGCTTTCTGTTGAAAGCCCCGTAAATTCGCCATCCTTTCAAATTCCCCGTTAAAAGTATTTGCAACCGGCGTTAATTATGCTTAATCTCCCCTCCCATCACAACCCCAACAGGAACAAACGCAATGCAAATTTCCCTCACTTTCAGCCCAGCAGAAGACAACCACGTTGACGTGAGCCGCGTGGTCGATGCTGTTTACGGCGTTAAGAGTTCCCCAAACGGCGCAAGCGCCCCAATGGCCAGCAATACGCCTGCCTCGGGTGCACCAACGCCAGACGCTGCACCGAACGCGGCTGCAAATACGACGGTCAACCAATCGTCGGGTGCTGCTCCAACTGTTGCTGAATTCCCAAACCCTACGATTGCCCCTACAGCGGCGGCATCGGCTACCCCTGCCACGAATGGCCCTGCAGGTGTCGAGGTCGATAAGAACGGTATCCCTTGGGATGCTCGCATCCACTCGGGTGGCGTTGACGACCAGGGCAAGCACAAGAAAACCGCAGCAGGCGTGTGGGCCAAGCGCAAAGGCGTCAGTGACCTTGACGTTGCCAACATCACCAAAGAGCTGCAAAACCTGATGGCCAATCAAGTTGGCCACGCTGCCCCGCCTGCAGGTCTGCCAGCCGGTGGCGTTGCGAACTTGGGCAACCCGGTCAACGTTCCGCATCAGGAAGCTGTACCGCTGCCAGGTGACCCCAACGCCTTTGTTGCCCAGCCAATCGTCATGGCTCCAATGCCAGGCGCTGCACCGATGCCAACCCTGGCCCCTACCGTTGCGCCAATGCCGCTGCCAACCCCAGCACCTGCTGCCCCGCCTACCGACTTCAACAGCCTTGCGGTATGGCTGGCGCCGAACCTTGAAGACGCAGGCGGCAAGCTGAAACGCGAGCACGTTGAGTATTTCTGCCGTCAGTGCGGCATCGTTGACGCCAACGGCGTTGGTGACTTCTCGCTGGCTGTGCATCGCCCTGACGCTATCGCCTGGCTGCATCAGTCCTTTGTCGCCCAAATCGCGGCAGCGGTGTAACCATGAGCAACCCACAATTCTTTCTGCGCCCCAGCGCTGCGGGGTTGTGGGTTCGGTGCGCGGGCTACGCCACAATGGCAGCTCGCTTTCCCGAACTCCCCGGAGACAACACCGTACGCGAGGAAGGCACCGCAGGGCATTGGGCTGCTTATGAAATCGGCAACAACCGCCCTGTGCCCGAGGGCACAATTGCGCCAAACTCAGTTGAGCTGACTGATGAAATACTTGACGGTGTGGCTGAGTACCTGACGGTGTTGCGCTCTTGGGGCTCACCGGTTTACATGGAATCGCAGGTTGCAATCCCTAGCATTCACAAGGAATGCGGGGGCGCCGTCGATGCGTGGTCGTGGGATGCTGTCAACCGCGTGCTGTACGTTGCGGATTTGAAGCTTGGGTATGTCCCGGTTGACCCTTTCGAGCTTTGGCAGTTGCTGGCGTATTTCCGGGGTATTCTGGATTACCTACAGGCGATTTACGGCGCTTTCACCGAGCATTTCAAAGTGGTCTTTGTAATCGTACAGCCTCGGGGCTACGGGCAACCCACGGTGAAAACTTGGAGCGTCAACAGTGCAAAGCTGATTCCGTACATGACGCAATTGCGCACTGCCGCAGACCACGCAATTGCGTACCGTGACGGGCAATACGGCATGCGGGTTGGTAGTGAGAAAGGGGCGTTTACCGCTGGCCCTCACTGCGAAAACTGCTCAGCCAATGCCAACTGTGCAACGCTGCAGGCTGCAGGGCTTCACCTGATTGACGTGTCAGGTAACCACGGTGAGCTTGAGCTGACAGCAGAGCAGGCCGCTGCAGAGCTGCGCCGGTTGGATCGCGCAATTGAAACTGCCAAAGCTCGCCAATCGGGGCTTGAGGCAAAACTAACTCACGCCATCCAAAAGGATGGGTTTGTGCACCGTAATTTTGAATACAGCGGCGGCACCGGCAAGCTTGCTTGGATTGAAGGTGAGGCACCCAAAGCCATCGCCCTGGCCAAACTTCTTGGCGTGGACATCGCTAAACCACTGACGGCTTTGACGCCAACGCAGGCAAAAGCCAAACTACCTGGCACGGTGCTTGATGCCTTCACCGTGCGGAAACCCGGAAGCCTTAAATTAAGGCGACTGGCTGACAATCACGCTGACAAACTTTTCAATCAGGAATAATGACAATGCCATTTAAAAAACTCTCCCCTGTTGGTCGTATCGTTCAAGGTAACCCGCTGTTCAAGTCGGCTGTGATGGAAGACGACGGCAAGACGCAGAAGACCGGCAAAGACAATCAGCCGTCTTTCAACTACTGGTTTAACGTTGCGTTTGACAAGCGTGACCCTGAAACCTGGCCACTCATCTGCGCCATCAAGCAGGAAGCCGCAGCGAGCTTCCCGCAATTGTTCCCCGCAGGTTGGAACCCTAACAGCCCCAATGAGGGTTGCGTGCGCCCTGACTTCGCGTTCAAGGTAAAGGACGGCGACGGCATCGACCTCAACGGCAAGCCCCACGCCAACAAAGAGGGTTGGGCGGGCTGCTACATCGTCCAAGTGAGCACCTACGCAGGCCAGCCGCGCTGCTATGACGGCCTGGCGGACAACGCCCCAATCACCGAATTGGAGCAAATCCACACCGGCAAATTCGTACGCGTCTCGCTTGATGTCAAGGGCAACGGGTGGACGGGTCAGGGCAACAGTAAGCCGGGTCTTTTCGTCAATCCTGACGGTGTGCAACTGGTTGGCCACGGTGCCAAGATCACCAGCGGGCCTGACGCAGCAACCATGTTTGCTCAGCCGGTTGGCGGCTACATCCCGCCAGGCATGTCAACCACCGCGCCGGTTGCGTCTATCGCGATGCCAGGTCAGCCAGCACCGCAAATGCAGATGCCAGGTCAGCCAGCACCGCAAATGCAGATGCCGCAAATGACCCCGCAACCACAAATGGCAGCACCTGCGCCGGTCTACACCATGACCCCGGCAGCTCAGGGCTACACCCGTGAGCAGTGGTTGGCGAATGGCCAAACTGATGAGTCCCTGATTGCTGCAGGTTACATGACAGTCAGCACCCCGGCGCCTCAACAGCCAGTAATGCAATCCCCACAACCACAGATGCAGCCGCCTGCGATGCAAGCCCCACAACCGCAGATGCAAACCCCTGCACCGCTGGCCCCGATGGGCAACCAGCCGCAGATGCAAACCCCTGCACCGCTGGCCCCGATGGGCAACCAGCCGCAGATGCAACCGCCGATGGCACAGCCGCAACAACCACAGATGCAGCCACCAGTAATGCAACAAGCCCCGGTAAATCCGCAGTTCACGCAGCACGCGATTGCACCGGTCTACACCATGACGGCGCTTGCCCAGGGCTACACCCGTGAGCAGTGGTTGGCGAACGGTCAAACCGATCAATCACTGATTGCAGCGGGTATGATGCTCGTTGCCTAACTGATCCTTTCACCCACCCAAACCCCGGCAAAGTCCGGGGTTTTCTTTGAGGCTGCTGACATGGGCAATTACTCCCAAGCAGAAACTGACGTTGAGTGTTACCGCAATTACTTCCTCATAAAATCTTGGAACTATCAATTTGAGGTTCGCCCCTATTGGTCAATTCCAAGTGTCATGAGCCTGCGCTTTTTCCTGGCAACGCATGAGCTGATCACCTTCAACGGCAAAAACTATGATGAGCCGATGATTGCCGCCTGCCTTCACCTGATTGCGAGCAACCCAAACATCACCCCTGCGCAACTCTGCGCATCCCTCAAAGCCTACAGTGACAGCATCATTGTGGGGCGCGTGCGTGGCTGGCAGTTTTACAAGCAGAACAACATCACTGAGCTGACCTGGCTCAAACACATTGACCTCTTTGAAGTGGCCCCAGGCGTGGGCATCGGTCTCAAGATGTACATGGGGCGGGCGCACGCGCAGACACTGCAAGACCTTCCGATTGATCCTGCAGCAAACCTGACGCCTGACGAAATGGACGGTATTAACACCTATTGCGGCAACGACCTATCAGGAACCAAACTGCTCAAAGAGCTGTGCAAAGGTCGGCTTGAGCTGCGGCGCCAAATCAGCATAGACCTCAACGTTGACGTGATGAGCAAGTCAGACGCTCAAATCAGTGAGGCAACCATTATTGCTAAGCTGGGGTATCGCCCGCAAAAGGTGAGCTACCCGCACGGATACCAGTTCAACTACCAGGCCCCGCCGTTCATCAAGTTCAAAACGCAGCAAATGCGTGACGTGTTGGCCACGGTGCTGACGAATAGTTTTACCGTCAACGATGTTGATCAACTCAAGCTGCCAGGTGACACCGATGAGGTGCTTGACGCTGACGGGCGCAAGATCAAAACAGGTATCATCATTCCCCCGGCAGTTGCCGCGCTGCGGGTGTCGATGGGCTCAAGTGTTTACAAGTTCGGCATTGGTGGGCTGCACAGCCAAGAGAAGTCAATTTTTCATCTGACTGAGCCTGGCAAGTGGTCGCTATCAGACCATGACGTTGCGAGTTATTACCCGTCGCTGATTCTCTTGATGAACATGTACCCCGGCGCCATCGGTGAGGCGTTCATTGAGATTTATCGCAGGGTATACACCGAGCGCTTGCATGCCAAAAACATGGCGAGCGCTTGCAAGAAAGCCGGTGATGCGGACGGCGCCAAGCGCTGGAAAACCATTGCTGATAGTTTGAAAATTGTGCTCAACGGCGCATTTGGCAAGCTCGGGTCAAAATACTCAATCCTCTTTGCCCCTGAGCTGCTTATCAGAACCACCATCACTGGCCAGCTTGCACTGCTCATGCTCATTGAGGATATGGAACTTGCGGGCATCCCGGTTGTGTCAGCCAACACTGACGGCATTATCGTCAAGACGCCTGCAGGGCTTGAGACAACCCGTGACGCGATCCTGCGGGCATGGGAAGCGGTAACAGGTCTTGAGACTGAGGAAACCAAATACAGTGCTGTATTCAGCCGCGATGTGAACAACTACATTGCCTTCAAGCCTGACGGAACACACAAGGCAAAAGGCTGCTTTGGTGAGTCGGGTGTGAGCCCTGACGCCAGCCCAACCGGCAAAAACCCTGACATTGATATTTGCGCAGACGCGGTGATTGCGTACCTGGCTAGGGGAACCCCGCTCTATACGACCATTCGCGGTTGCACGGACATCAGGAAGTTTCTCACCGTGGCCAAGTGCTCAGGTGGCGGGTATTGGGAAGGCTCAGGGGAGGTGCTTGGAAAGACGGTGCGATGGTACTACGGGCGCAACTCAACCCACGCCATCAGGTCAACGCAGATGCGCAACGGTCAGACAAAGGGCAACATGGTTGCGGGGAGTACTGGCAGCGTGCCGTGTATGCGGTTGCCTGACACGCTGCCGGATGATATCGACTACGCATTTTATGAGCGGGAAGCCTACAAAATGCTTGGCACTATCGGTGTGCGTTAAAGCGGTACATCCGCATCACCCTCGTACCATGTAAGGAAGTAATCGGCATCGGCGCTCAACCGTGACGGTGCCAGCGCTCGGGGCGGTGTCAAATTGAATGAGCAACTGCGCGCTGCCGGAAATCCCACCGGGCACCGGGAAAACTTGCGGGCTGTTGTTGAGTTCAAGCGGGTTGTTCGTGACCATGATGCACCTCGTGTTGAGTGAGCCATCAGTGTGACACTGAAAATAATATTTGACCCACCGTCAATAAGGCCCTATCGTTGCCGAATTGAAACGCATACCGGGGGATATGATGCGGCAAAAATTAGTAGTTAGCGTTAGCGGTGGTCGTTCATCAATGTATATGGCCAGGTTGCTGCAGCTAAATCATGCCAATCTTTGGGATATGGTTTTTATTTTCGCCAACACTGGTTGGGAGCATCCGCGCACGCTTGAATTTGTTCAAGAATGCTCGGTGGCATGGGATATGCCAATTGTCTGGTTGGAATCGGTCACAAACCCACAACGTGGAAAAGGGGTTTCCTTTCGCGTTGTCGATTTCAATACTGCAAGTCGTAACGGTGCTCCGTTCAGGGACATGATCAGCAAGCACGGTGTACCAAACGTAACGCGACCATTTTGCACAAAAGAGCTAAAAACACGCCCAACCTTTGCATACATTCGTGAGGTGCTTGGGTGGGGCGGTGAAAGCCGTATGGGTATCGAATATCAAATGGCGCTCGGCATTCGACAAGATGAGCCAAAGCGCTTGCGTCCGACACGTGGGAAGGTGTACCCGCTCGCAACGTGGTGGCCTGCCGACAAGCAAGATGTGCTTGATTGGTGGGAAGCTCAACCGTTTGATCTAAACATTATTGAACGCCACGGCAATTGCGTTTGGTGCTGGAAAAAATCCTTACGCAAACATTTGCTTAATCTTGGAGACGTGCGGGAATATTACGATTTCCCCGCAGAAATGGAACGCATGCACGGCTGTACAGGCTCGGGATATACGGGGACACCCCACGTATTTTTCAGAGAAAACCGCAGCACCCTTGACCTGATAAAGCTGGCAGAAATTGCAACACCTGATGAGAGAATGGGCGCCAGATACGCTGAGGATGACGGCTGCTCAGAGTCGTGCGAAGCGTTTTAACATACCAACAACGAGGGTTTCAAAATGAAAGCAAGTGAGTTGAAAGTAGGCGATGTAATCACCACAACCTACCAGCTGCACGGCGGTGTGGTCACCTCGCAAGTCACCATCATCAAAGTTGAGGTAAATCCGTTCGGTCACATCATCGCTGACGCTGAAACGCCTGACGGCAGCATTGCTCAACTGCAGTACATGGCTGATGAGGAACTGCAGGGATGAGCATGCACGCGGAAGGTCGAAAGCTCATTGACACCACGCTAGACATCGCGCTCAAGGCAGGTGACGACGTGCGCGCTGAGCATCACTTTCAGGCTGTTCATGCAATGCTCAAGTTCGCAATGGCGTGCGGTCAGTTGACCCCGCAAGAGCACGCAAACGAAATCATGATGGTTGACCTGACCCGGCAACGCAGGCTGTACGCCAAGTAAAACAAAGCCCTCATTGCGAGGGCTTTTTATTTTGTGCATCCCCGTAGGCTTTGCATAGCCTCAGGGTGTCGAGCTGCTGCTTGTACCGTCGTCGGAACTCCAAATAATCCGATTCAGCAGCGGCATCAAGTCTTGCACCGGCTGCACTATCTCGCTCGGGACTGTCACCGCTGGCGCCGTGCACAAGTCCGGGGCATTTTGCCGCGACACGCAGCCCGCAAGTGCCAGACTTGAGGCAACGATTGAGACGGTCAAGCTCTGCATCAGCTTTCGCATTGTCTTCTCTCTGTTTGGAAATGGCAGCCTCACCGGCCTTGACGCGCTCACCTGCAGCCTGCAGCGCCACCAGCACCGCTAACGCACGGTCTTGGGCATCCTTGGCCACGGTGGCCTTGTATTGCTCGTGCTCAGCGCTCAGTGCATTGTCAGCCAGCCAGCCACCAACCGCTAACCCTGCTGCAAAGGTCGCGGCATACAACCAGCCCTGCGCGATCACGAACACGCCTGCACTGCAGCGTCATAGCGCGCTTGCCAGGCGTCAGGGTGCGGCTTGCCAGGGCGCCACACGCGCACGTACAAATCCCATGCCTCAGCCGCGTCACCAACTGCAGGCAGCGGGAAGGGGTCACCGTATAGGTTGAGCCTGGCGAACGCGGCAGCCAGAACGTCATCGCGTTCAAGGTTTGACCAGATGACCTCGCGATCCCACGGGGTGTTGCGGGCTGCGCACACTTGCTGTGCCAGGTCACGAACGGTTTTCAGCGGATGTTCCATCACGCCTTTGACACCGCCGTTCTTTTCAAACTGCCAGAAGCCACGAGCAGGCCCGTTGCCCTTCTGCCGTCGATACTGCCAGTCTTCCGACTCTTGGGCGCCAATGGCCAGCAACTGCACCCGAGCAGCCCGCGTGGTCATCTTGGAAGGTAGCAGGGCCAATGCCCCGTTGATTGCAAGCATTGGAAAATTCATTTTTCGGCCTGGCCCTTGAGCGTGTCACCTGCCTGCTTGGCCAGGTTCGCAATCTGGTTGGTGAGGAATGTGTTGCGCTCGGTTAACTGCTTGACCTCAGCTTTGTGAGCCCTGCGGATGGATGCCCGCTCTTTACTATGCACGTCGGAAAGATCAACCATCGCCTGCCGGTTTTGCGATGCGCTGATTGAGTAGCCAAAACCCATTGCCAAAAGCACGCAAACGGCTACATAAAACGGCAACGCCCCTTTGTTCCAAGCATTACGCATTTGCTCGCCCATTTTGTGACCTCATAAACTCTTGAAGCTGTTGACGCAGCTCGGTGTTCTGCTGGCGCAATTGACTGAGCTGCTCGGTCATAATTCCATTTGATACTTTCAGCTCAGTCAAATCCTTGTTGAGCTGGTTTACAGTTGACCACGCCTGCTCAGCTTTTATCTCAAACGCCTCGGCTTTTTCTTTCCAGTCATCGCGGTCAGCCTGCAGGATTGAAACTTGCGTTGTTTCGTTCTTTTGTGAGTCAAGCCATTTGGCCAGGGCTGCCGACATGGCAAAGAAGACGCCAACCCCCGTTGAGATAATAAGCGGCAACCCGTTGAGGTCTGGTGATTCCATTGGGCACCCTTAGATATGAGAACGCCAGGCGGATTACCTGGCGTTCAAAGGATACATGATGGCAGCTAGCCCTTACCACTCAATGATAACGGCACCATGAGCGCCGGGGCTGCCCTGAGTGGTCACGCGGCCTGCACCGCCCTGACCATAGCCGGTTGGTCTGACGGAGCCAGACGCACCATACGGCGACTCGCAACCGCCACCCGCGCCACCATACACACCGCCCGTTACCGGGATGGCTGACGCCCCCGTGCCAACCGTCAGGTTCTCATCGCCCCCAACTCCAAAGCTGCCGATTACTGACGTTGGGCTGTTGACGCCACCAAGGCCCCCAGGCCCCGAGCAGAACGCGCCAAAGTTGGATGCCCCGCCAGCACCACCACTGTTGCCGGAAACGGTTGCAGCAAGCCCGCCAGTGCCAACAGTCAGCGCAACAGTAGCGCCCGCGCCGGTAAGGTCAACCAGTTTCTTTGCGATACCACCGCCACCGCCACCGCTCGGGGTTGAGTTGCCCATTGCACCCCCACCGCCAGCACCGTACACCGTAACAAATGCACGGGTAACACCTGCGGGAATCGTCCAATTGAATGCGCCGGGGGTCTTGTAAACCGCACGCCCACGGAATGGGGAAATTTCAGAAGCGTCAAACAGCGCAACAACCCAATTGCTGCCGGTAGTGCCAGGCTCAGCACTGTTGTTGTTCACCAAGTTCAACCAGTTCTCACCGTTATGGCGAACGAAAGACTTGATTGCGTACGGCGGCACAAGGCCTGCAGGGGCTACCCACGCGGGCGCACCAACAGCCTGCAGCTCACCAACAGCCGTGGTGATGTCGTTTAGCACGCCGTTCATTTCCTGGCGCCCAACAGGCTTGTACCCCGGATCACTCTCACCCTTCTGATAGTCAGGCCCCCAACCCGATGGATAGCTAACCGCCCCGCTCGGGTCAACGGTGTCAGGCGTTACCGATTTGTCACCGGAAGCCGCGAAGGGAACAACAAAACGCTTGCTCATGATTAGGCCCCAAAGTTGCCATTTTCAAAATTCAAATTGTCCACGCCAAATCCGAATGCGGGACGCCCTTGTACTTGGTAGATAATGCCGACACCTGCGGGGCGCGGCAGCAAATCATAGTTCTCAAAAATCATGAGCAGTTGCGATGGGATCGCACGCTCAAAAAAGTAGGTGATTGTCATGTCATAGTTGTCAGTCACAAACACCTTGCCGAAATCGGCAAACACCTTGGCCAAAAAGGCGTTGGTTTCTGGCAAGGTGCCGGTTGACGTGAGCTGAAAATATCGCAGTTTGATGAGCAACCGCTGCTGCTCAACGTCCAAGCTTATGGTGTTCGCCTTGATGTTGGCAAAGTTTCCGTTTTCAAAGTTGGCGTTGTTGGCGCCGAACCCCCAAGCGAATTTGCCCACGTCTGCCGGTGACGTGATTTGCATTGGTAGATTGAGGATGCGCCCCCACACCCCGAGCCCAAAGCGGTTTGCGGTGTCGATGTTGAATACATCGCGCACCCAATTCTGCCAGAACTCTTGCTGCCGCTGCGTGTACCAAGCTTGCTTGAGGCGAGCCAGGGCAACGAGCTTTTGCGCCCCATCGTGCTCCCACAAGATCGCCCTGAGCGCGTCAATGCTGAAATCAAGCGCCTGTATGGTACTCATACCGGGATCACCGTCACGCGGCTCTCAGTCAACACGGCTTGCTGCTTGAGGGTCAGCACCATATCTGCCGTTGACCATGTAGCACCATCCGTGGACAACTCAACCTTGGTCACGAAAATGCGAGGCTCAACCTGATTGATCGCCCCGGACATTTCAAACGGTGACACCGTGGCGCCAACAACTAACCCCTGATCACCTTCAAGCTCACCGTTGGCGTATTGCATGAGAGCTGAGGGGATGATTGCAGCGCCATCAGTGGCGTTGAACCTGGCAGTCACTCGCACGTAAAGCGTGACTTGTGACGGGCGGTCAAATTGAACTATGCACGCCTGCCCGCTCGTTGGGTCAATAAGCGACACGCTCACCGCGCCGTTGAAAGCGCACCCCATGCTTTTACTTTCAAGCAGCGCTTGGGCAACCTGCGCGTTCGTGCCACCGCTGACGCAAACCCAAATGCTGTTGGCAAGCATAAAGATGCCGTCAATGGTCTGATCAACCTTTGCGAAGTTCTCACGATAGGTGAGCGAATTGACCTCATCGATATTGTACAGGCGCGATGTGATAGCCTCGTTGAGCGCAACCGACTGCAGGGCTAGGGTCTGGCGACGGCGACGGCGGGACGGCGCGTCATTCTCTTTCAGACGCCCCAGGCTGGCGGCAGTTGGGTTGGTGATGGTTTCCCAACCCAGCACCCCCGAGCCGACAACGGTGAGCTGCCCGATGGGAGCAGCGATTGGGCCGAACTCTTGCGACACGCAATCAACCGTGACAACCCCAGGCGTATCAGCGCCAATGATCACAGTTGCAGCGGTGACGAATGCCGCCCCGCTACTCTCAACGAATGCCAAGCTACCTGCAGGAACAATCGTGCCGGTCTGCCCACCGAGGATTGCCCCGGTGATGACGCTGCGGGTTGCGGGCTTGCGGCTGCCGCCAGTTAGCGACCACACCCCATCAAGGAAAATACCGCCCGAATAATCGGGGTTGATTTGGTTGGCCACGGCGGCATTATTGCGCATAGCGCCGTCACGCAGCTCAGTATCCATTGCGATGATTGCGCCCTGCGTTGTCTCAGGGTTGACATCAAAGTCAGCACCAAAGACCTCACGCCACTCAGCGTTGATGTCATCAATTATCGTGCTCGTGTCGGCAATGATGACGCCCGTTGGCACAACGTATTCATAATCAGCCATTGATGACGGTATCCCCTAAAGCGGTGGCAAGGGTTGCAGTGTAACCCAAACGCTCACCATCCCTTACAATTTCAAATGCCGTCACCGCCGTCACATCGGTCACCTGCGATAAGCGATCACGCATAGCTGCCTCAAACGCAGCCTCATTGGGGTCTTGTGCCCAGGCAACCAACGCGTACGGCATACCCTCATCCATTTTATGAATCATTTCATCACGGCGCGCTTTGCCGAATTGCACTGAGGTTTGACCAATCGCCGGGATACCCGAAAGCATCCCCAATTGCCCATCTGCGGCAACTACAAAGTCATTGTTTTCATCAACGTGTAACGTCTTCATGGTGTCGGGGTTCCTGTATTACTCACAGGGCCTGGCGGTGCTGATGCTGGCCCAATGTGGGTATGTGTGTCGCCAACGTTGATGCCGTTGTATGTGAGCCCACCTGGCGGGCCAGTCATCGCAATGCCAGCGTCAGTCAGGCTCCAAGTCACAGTACCTTTGCTGATTTTCACCCCGGCGTCACCAACAGCAATGCAGACCTCGCCGTCAAGCGTTTGCCATACGGCATTTTCAGCGTTCTCAGGGTTGATGACCCAAGCCTTCAACGTGTCGGGAAAAAACATCGCATCGCTGAATTTGTGCAACCGCTCGGTGTTGGGCCAGTCCTCGACCCCACCACCCTGCATGATCAAACTGATATCGTTATCATTTGCAGCCAACCATCCCAAGTCACCCTCTTTGATTGGGAAACGCATAAACAGGCCCCCGCCACCAAAGCGGTACACCGGGATGTTGAACACGTCGGCGCGCTTAATCTTGACGCCATCAGTCCCGCCCATCATGACGATTGGATGCAACGTTGCACGGTTGGTCGTATCGTCATAGCTGACCACGCGTGCGGGCACCATGCCGTCAACCTCGTTGCGCAGCCAGTTGGTCAGGTACTCATCCATGACCCCTGGAAGGCTTCCGGCGTTCGCCTGCTGCGTGTTTGGCGTTTGAATAGGTGTCATGCTCGGGTTGCCAGGGCGGTATAGAAAAACGGAGTGTCATGCGTTGCAATGTCAAACGCAAGTTGTGTGATTACATAGTCACCGTTTGCAGCAACGTTCATCTGCGATTCAAGCCGCAGCGCCCCGCCAATCACCGTGTCTTTATCAATCAGCATGGTGACCTTCAAGCCCTTCTCCGTTGGCTTTGGTACACCAACCATCCCCGTATTTTTGTTGAGGATGCGCAAGCGTCCGGTGAGTGGCATATGCGCATTTTTAACGACCAGCTTCCCGTCATCAATATACGCACTGACGCCCCCGGCCTGCTGCAGCAAATTGACCTGCTTTAGTTCGGGGCCGCTGTGCGTGTAATTGCCAATGTTTTTGTCATCGGCCTGAAAATCCAGCTCAACCCCGATGTCATCGGCAATGCTTTTGGCAATGGCACTCAACTTGCTCTGAGCGCCACCTGACTTGGCGGATAGCTTGCCTTTGCTCGCGTTGGCAGTCTTGGCAGTCAACGTCAGGTCAACGTCAGGTGGTGCGCTTGGCTCAGCGCTCACGATGTCCCCAACGAATATGCGACTCACCCCCGTGGACACCCTACCGGCTTCAAGGATCAGCCGCTTGGGTGTCGGGTTGGTGTTGAACGGGCTTGCCTCAGTAACCAGATAGTCCCGCGTCTGGCGGCTGAGGTTTGTGATGGTCACCGTGCAATCGTTCTGCGTTGGGTTCGCATACTTGGTGCCGGTTGCACGGATTTTAAGCCCCTCGTACCAATTGATACGTCCGTTGATTTCGATTCCCACGCGCACCCGGCGCAGGTCTAAAAGGCTGCTCATATTAACCCCTAGTAGAACTGCGCCATCAGTGTTCCAACTGCAATGTTGACATCTGCGCCACTGCTTTGGATGAAACGAATATCAACGTCATTGCCAGGTGCGATGATTCCGCTGCCAACAATGCTGATGCGCACCTGGCCTGCCAGCGTCATTGAGTAGTTGACATAGGCGTCATCCACGGCGACACCTGCAATGAACGCCCGCAGGTTATAAATCAGGTTTGTTACCGGTGGCGATGCAACCTCGCAGTACCCCTGGAACTTCACAAACCGTGCATATGGTGGTGCCTTGATAACACTGTCACCGCTGGTTACACCAATCATTGCGTACGGGTCATAAACAACCGTAGGCATGCTGATTTTTTTCAACGTTGCCGTTGGTGCAACGATGGTGCCAACTGCCGTCCTGATCTTGCATTGACGTTTGACCAGGCGCCCATCATCCGTGTACGTGTACGTATCAAGCTCTGCAGGCCAGCGCACCGTAGCGGTGTTGAACTTGGTTTTATTGCCCCGGTAGTGGAACCCGAATTCGCCGTAAAGGTCATCACCAGACCACGCAGCTTTGAGCGCGGCGAGGTAAGAGGTGAGGTTTGCAATACCACCGTTTGCAGGATCATTGCGGATGTACGGCACGGTGATTGGGCCGGTGCTGTCAGTGATGCGCACTACTGGCGGCAGCTGACCCTGCAGAACAATAATGCCGCAGTCAGGGCGAGCCCCCGCACCACCGTACAGCGTGCATTGGTCAAAGCTGATGCCCATTTCGATGCTTTCAGCAGTACCCGTCAGATAGCGCGTAGGGGCTGCGAAGTGGTAAATGATAGGTAAGCCGCCACCCTCACCGCCAAAGCGCGTCTGAGAGCAGCGCACCGAGCCGTGGTTATCAATCCAACGCGACTTAGCGGGGAAGCTGCCGCCAGGTATACCCATAAGCTTGTCAATTGACAGCAAGCCGGTGTTATCAATGAACGCCGTGTCACCGTCAAAAAAGTCACCCTCGGGCTGCATCCAACCACCGCTGATGTAAGAGTGGTCACACTGCGTCTTCAAGCCACGCTTGCAACGAATCCACCGGCATTCATTGAGGATGAGCTGCGTTGATGTCACACCGTAGCTGACGGACGTGTTGAGCGCCTTTACCGAATGGTCAGCCGAACCCTCAAAGGTACACCGCTCATACAGCCACAAGCCCGCGTTGATGTTGTTGTTCTGCGTTACAAGCTGACTCTTGCCGCCCAAGAAAGTGATGTCAGCGCAATACATCATGTAGGTGTCGGCGCCAATTACAATGTCTGTAGAACTGCTCAGGCCTTGAATGGTTGACTTGCCTTCAGACACAAGGATGCAGAACGTTGGCAACGTGGTGACGCTCACAGTCCAACTGTCAGGGATGGTGAGCACTGGGCAATTGACGATGGCGCTACCGCCACCCCCGCCAATAGTTGGGTTGAACGTGTCACGTTCCTCAATCTGCCAGGCGATAGCATCAGCCATTTGCGCCGTGCAATCACCGATGTTGTTTACGCCCCAGGTTGCCACGCTCACGCGCTGTGCGTTCTTCAACGCCTGAGTCATGATCACCGATGCCAACGATGACTCAAGTTTCCAGCCCATCTGCGAAGCGCCGATGTCTGACGCAAGCTTGGTCTTGTAGCCGATACCGTCGAATGCCTCAACCGGGATCATGAACGTACGTGAGCCGCTGGTGACACGCAGGTCATAGAAACCGTCAGGGATGGCGAACTGCACAACCCCGCCACTGTCTGCGGTGAATGGGTTTGCCAGTGGGTTACCTTGGGCGTCCTCAAGGCCGCTGGCAGGCGTTGCAGTGCCAGCAAGATACACAATGCAATCAGCGCTTGGCAGCACGTTGCCCTGCGCATCCTGTGCAAAATAAGTCAAAGTCTGCATGTTAGGCCCTTAGAACTATTGCAAGTGAGTTGATCAATAGTTGACTGATCAAAAATGGTTCGCCGGTTGGCCAGGCGTTCGGGGTTGCTTCAATCGCCTCAATGTCCGCAACGCTCATGTACACCAGAATTTGCCCGTCGCCAAACTGCGTGTATTCCGGGTAATCGTCGTTCTCAGTGAGAATCCAGAAATTGCCGGACGTTTGCAGATAGCGGTAAGGGATGATTGGCGAACCTGCAACAACCCGTTGCCCGCTCAGCAGTGTCACCTCATTCAACACCACGTCACAACACATAACCCCGTTGGCTTCCTTGAGGGTCAACACCCACCGGTTGCCATCCAGCGTTACCGATAGCTGTTGGTTCGGGATAGGGCTAATCGGTATCGTGCGCATTATTTAAAAATCCCTGCGAGAACGGAGCCCTTGCGCTTGGTTGCGGCATCGCTCTCAGTGGTCTGCTGTTGCCCTTTGTTCACAGTGCTTGACTGTGACTTATTGGCGACTTTGGCAGGTGGTAGCGTGCCGTATTCCGCTTTGACAACATCGTACATTTTCAGCTTCACAGTTACCAGAATGCTGTCACCCTGCTCACTGGTTTCATCGTGCGGCATTTCAAAAATGCTCATGCGCGGATAGCTGTCAACCTTAGTCTGCACAATCAATTGCGTCTGATCGCGGAACGCCTTTTTAATGTTGGCGAAAACTGCGCGGGTGTCCTCAGTCAGCAAGAATGGGATTTCGATTTCCACGGGGTCAAACACGATGTTGTCTGTTCGCTCGCTACCATCCTCAACCTTGAAGCTTGTGGGCTTGGCGGTTTCGCGCACGGTGACCTTCATTGGCGATGCGAGCGGAAACAATTGCGAATAATCGTCGCTATCCAAAATCGCAATCATGTCCTGACTTGACAGGTTGACGTTCTGATTTGTTGATGCCATTAGCGCGCCCGCCCGTTTGCTGAGCTTTGCTGCATGTTATTCAACTGCGAACTCAAGGCGTCTGTTGCGCCACCGGCAACCCCCTTGGCGTCAGTCGCGTTCGGTGCGTTCACGTTAAGCTCGCCCACGCTTAAATTATTCTCAACCTTGCTGTTGGTATTGGCATTGCTGATTGCGTTGCTGCTGGTGGCGTTGAGCGGGCTTGCAGCCGCTGCAGCAAGCTGTTGCTTGCCGAGCGCAATGGTGTCATTGCCAGGTACGTCACTTGCGTCTTGCCCGCTGCCGCTCGGGCGGGGCTTGGCGTTAGTTGGGGCTGGCTCATCACCGCCACCGATGCCAAAGAACGATGCCACCGTGGACACCCCGTCAGCAATCTGCTTGATACCGGTGATGATGAAGTTGAGCATCTGCTCAAAGCCAACGGTGATTGCGCGCCAAACGTCATTGGCCATCTGACCAAGGAATTTGAACGCAGCGGCAATACCCTCAACAAGCGTCCTCACCATCGGGTACTTTTCGACCATCTGACCAATCAACGAATCATTGCCGTCAATGAAGTTCATGATGTCGTCATAGATCAAAGCGAACGCAACAGCCGCTGCAGCAACAGCCGCCCCAATGGCGATGATTGGCCAGGTTGCCGCCAGGGTTGCCGCTGCCGCTGCCAGCATTGGCGGCACGTAGAAGAACGCAACAGCGGAACCAATTGCGATAAAGAAACCGACAATAAAATCTTTGTGGTCTTCAAGCCAATCAAAGCCAGCAACGAACGCGTCAATGGCTTTGGTGAAGTAGGGCATCAGGCCGGTGCTGATAGCCAGGCCAGCGCGATCAAAGCCCGCCGTTAGTTCGTTCCAAGAGGCTTTGAATTTTAGGGCCTGCTCAGCGTTTTCCTTGGTGACCACGCCCTGTTCTTTTTGCTTCTCAAGCAGGCGCTCAAGTTCCTTGCGCCCTTTCAGCAACATTTCAACCGTGCGGTTGTCGGTGATGCCAAGTTCTTTGATTTTAAAGACTGCCTCGTTTTTCGGCAGCTTCTCAACAGCCTCAGCAAGCTCAAGCATGCCTTGCACGGCGCCCTTGGCGTTACCCTCAGTATCCTTGAAACCGATGTTGAGCGCCTTGAAGGCTTTTGCGGCACCTGACTCTGCGTCAGACATCGCCTCACCCATTTTCTCAGCCAGGTCAGTCAGTGAGTCACGGGCGCCCTGTGCATCGCCCCCAGCAGCCTCAGCGGCCTTGCCAAAGGCGTCAACGTTTTCAATCGTCTCGCCCAGGGCTTCAGATGTCTGCTGCAGGGCAACAATCATGTTGGCCGATTCAAAGACACCGCCGATAGACGCCCGAGCCGCCAGGAACCCCACAAGCGCCCCGGTTGCTGATGCAATGAGGTTGGCCATTGATTGGCCGGTGTCCCTGGCGGCATCGTCGGTGCTCTTGAGCTTCTTGATCAAAGCGTCAGCCGACAAAGTAGCCTTTTTGTTGCCCTCATCAACCGACTTGGTGTCGGATTGAAAAACCGTGACCCAAGTGTCAAGAATGGGCATTTACTGGCTTCCTTTTTCTCTTGCGTATTCGGCGGCTTTGTATTCGTTGTAACGGTTGACCTGTATTGCTTCCCACAGGTCAAACGCTTCCTCAAGGTCTATTGTTGTTTTGAGTTCGGTGAAGCTGACAGATCCCGCGCTGCCGGTGACGATGCACGCAATGAATCCGTCACAGTTTGGATAAGCAACGGTAGGTGCTTGGCAATCAACCCGCGCAAGAAAGTCGAGAGATCGCCTTGACCGAAAAAACTGGTGTTGTATTGCAGCATGGCGTATTCAATGCGCAGCAGTTGCTCACCGTCCGTGATGTGACTGTTAATCAGCGCCTCGTTTACAAGTTGAATTTCGCGCTGATCCTCACCAACCCGCACTGCGACGTAACTCATGAGCAGCTTCATCACATCCTTTGAGGCTTGGTATTCACCAAGCTTTGGGATGTTGCTCACCGGGTATTTCGCCATCACTTCCCGCATCGGGATTGCGGGAATTCGCGAGATAACAAACGTCTTTTCGTTACCGTCGCAATCCTTGATTTGTACGTCCATCGGTTTGATGAGGTCAGCCATTTATCAGTTCCCCGAACCCTTGGTGGTTGCGATGTTTTCAAAAGTGAAGCCGTACACACTGTCTTTGTAACGGCCTGCGGAAGTGCTTGAACGACCAGGCATGTAGGTCATGCACTTGCCGCCTGACAACGTGGCGGTGCCGCCGTCAGGGTAGTTGCTCACAAAGCTGACGCGATCCCGCGCAACCCGCTTGCCCTTTGCTGCACGGTTGGCATCAAACAGGTACTGCAGCGCAATGTCATCCTCACTGCCAGGGATCACCGCGATTTTTACCGGGATCGGTTTAGGTGCCGACCAGACCACCAAGTCACCGTTGGCGCTCATTGCCGCGTCAGCAATTTGCACCTCAGGGATGTCGAGCGGGTCAGTGCCGTCCGCAATCTGCGACACGGTGAAACCGCTAGGGTAACTTTCCGTGGCCACGATGCGGAAGCTGATACCCGTAGAGCTGATATCTTGCGTCATTGTTGATGCTCCAATTTAGACGAGGTTGTGCGAGCCTTCGATTTTCCGCACGACATCATTTTTCGAGTAAACGAGAGTGTACACGGCTTTGTATTCCTGCAGGTTGCTTGGGCCGGTGTACGGCACAATTACAACGTCTGCCCAATAGCCGTTGGTTTGTACGTCGCGCCAGGCGTCAGTGTCGTCAGTCAACTGAGTGACTGCGATTTGCTGCAGCGTGGTGAGCGTCTTGCCGATGCTGATAACACCATTGCGCTTGGCTTGGGTGACACGCCCGAGCAGCAAGCCCTTGATGATGCCGCGCCCTTCATCGTTCGCCGGGATTTGCCCAAGGCTGAGTTGCCCGTTGAGGAAATCGGCTTGCAGTGCGGACTTCAACCACTGCTCATTGAAATGCACGTTCATGTCAAGCGGCGCGGTCACACCACCGAGCAGATTGCCGCGCTGGAAAAAGGCCAGCTTGACCCCTGCATTCGACGTGGTGCCGTAGTAGTTGACGCGGTTGGCATCCAGGCCGTTGGCGGTTGTGTCGTCGCTCACGTCGTTGTCATTGGCGAAAGGCCCCTGACGGTACATGACGTTTACGACGGCGTTGGAGCGCTCATAGTCGATAGCCGCGCCGACTGCAGCCGGTAGCGACTCTTTGAACTCGCCCGCCAGGCCGTTGAGGATCAGACCGGTGGAAGCGTACTGCGACAACTGCGCGAAAGCGGCAGCAGCGTTGGCCAAGCTCACTTGGTAATAGAACTGGTATTTGACGTTCAACCCGGCAACATAGGCGGCAACGTCCTCAGCCTGATCCAGCGTCACGGAGCCTGCAGCCGAATAGCTCAAGGTGCCGAAAGAATCGGTGATTTGCTCAGCGTCACGCAGAGCGTCAACCGGCTCTTGAGCATTTGCACCTGGCGAAAAGATCGCATCGGCCGAACGCCAGCCAAGCAGCGTGCCGATGTCGCCAGAAATCGCAGTGCCCAGCGAGATAGCCGCGTCACCAGTGGCACCACCAACGATGTTGAAGCTGGTTGTCAGCGGGTCATAGCTCACGGTAGCGGTAACCCAAACCGCGTTGGCCGATGCCGCACGCACCGCGACCTGCAGGGCGCTTGCAACGTCTGCAAAGGTCAGGGCTGCAGAGAAGTCAAGCACCAGCGCGGCAGAAGCGGCACCCATCGTCAACGGCAACGTGCCTGCGGTGATGACGGTGAAGTCAGCGAGCAACGGCTTGATCTTGGCACCATAGATGCGCGGCGCACGGGCAACGTTCACGTACGGTGCGAAGCGCAGCAAATTTGCCTGACTGGCGGGCGGTGGGGACACGTAGGCCGCGTATTGCGCAGCATACTCAGCGTCAGGGGACGCGCTACCGAACAGCGCTGCCGCGTCCTCAGCAATGTCACCGGAGAAGGTGACCACGCTGCCCGATGGCACGCGGGGGTCAGTTGTGAAGCGCAACGCGCAGAGCGAACGCTCAGGCACGAGCGAACCACCCACAACCCCTGACGTGATGTCAACATAACGATTGATGCTAATAGGCATGATGGCCCCTTTATACTCGGTGGATTGCAAAATCAGCGGTTGTAACTATCGCAGACTTTTGAATTATGGTGCGTCTGTAACTCAGCGTAAACTCAAATAATGGCCCTGCCTCATATTGGGCTTGGTCATTGACTACAAAGTTCGGCTTTGTGGTGGGGATTCGCTCAATCCCCATGCCGTTTTCTTTGAGCGCGGCAATGAACACCGGGGACTTGAGCAGCATCAGTGCAAGCTTCACGATGTCGCCCGCCCGCATGACGCTCAAGTCTTCCTTGTTGACCGGGGCAAAGCCCTGCACCTGATAGGTTACCCGCATGCGCTGCGTTGACGTGGTGGTGGTTTCCCCGGTGCTCACGTTCGTTGAGGTCTGGAAACCCTGACCCCCGCAAGGGTCATCCCCAAGCTCAACGAAATACAGCACAGGGCCGACAAGCCGCCCTTGGTTGTCAGGCTGAAAGCTTGCAGTTACGTCAATTTCCGGGTGCCCTTGGTCTGCCAGCATGGCCAGCATCTGCGCACGAAAGAAAGCCGCAATGTCATTGTTGGTCATCAGTCAGCCGCCCCAATATCAACGAACATGGACGCTTGCCAGCCGTCAACGTCATACCACGGCGTGTCACCAACGGTGCTGTACTTGCGCCCCTTGCGCTCAGCGATGTCAGGCGACTCATTGCGCACAATGCCGGTGATGTCCTCGCTTGCGTAGAACATGAAATAGCGCTTGGATAGGTCAAGCCCCAGGCTTTCATATTTCGATTGGTCTATGGGCTGCCAAGAGCCCTCAACCGGCAGCCCTGCTGCATACGTGGTCACCCACTCACCAATGCTGTTTTGAGTGCGCCCTGTTGCCGGGTAAAGCGCGATTGTTTCCGGCGCAATCACGGTGAGCGCGATGGCTAGCAGGTTGCTTCCTGGCACAATCATAGCGGGGCATCCCTTTTGGTTGTCTGGTTGTTCAAACTGGTTTGCATGTACCCGGTGTCATGCAGCGGGTCTTTGTTCACCGCTTCAATCGTAACACCGCGCTTGTGCGCACGCGCAGCAATGGTGCTGTCTGCCAGCGGCTGGAACTGTGCGGTTGCAAGGGTCTTGCGGATGTCGCCAGCGATGCCCACGCCAAGCACGTCATACATCGCCTCAGCGGTCATTTTGCCATCCATTACCTTGGCTGACCCTTTGCCCATGAGCACCGCCCAATGCTTCTGCTGCTCACGCTGAGTGCTCCTAACGAATGAGCGCGCAGGTATGCCCCCTTCCGGGTATCCGAATTCCTGAATAACCGCAACGTACGCAACAGGCACGTTGATCTCAGGGTATTTGGAAGTGGCGAACCAACCAACGGCTGATTGCTTCGACTGCAAGTCAGCCAGTCGCTTTGCGAGAACGTCACGCCCAACACCTGGCCCCTTGCTGACCTTCATGTCATCACCTCAGGCGCATGCGCCCCGAACCATGCACGCCGTAAACACCACGGAACGCAGAGCGCTCAGGTGTGCCGCCAACGATGCCGCCACCGCGTGACAGGATGCGCAACAGGGCTGCAAGCTGCTTGCCGTACGGTGACAGGTTGAGCCAGTCTGCCCACGCGTCTTTGTTGGCGGGCTGCTGCAGGCTCACCGTCACCTTGTCGATAGTGGCCCCGGTAACCGGCGCTGCGCTAGTGTTGCCTGCAAGAATCAACTGATTCGAGAAGGTCAGGTGTGCTGTCATCAGGTTGAGCGCAAGCTGCAGTTGGTCACCGCAGATGCCGCCCCAATCCTTGGGGTAAATGTACATGGTCGCCACAACAAAATACCCGGACAATTGCTCATCCGGGTATTTTGTTGTGTTCGTGAACGCAGGGAACTGCGCACGAAAGGCGACCGAATCAAATGTATGTTCGGCCATGATGGTTCACCTTACTTGCGGGAACGGCGTGCACCAGTCGGTGGCGGGGTGTCGATTTTCACAGGCTCAACCGCAACAGTTGGCGGGGTCTGACCTTCCGCCAAGAAATCGTTGACGGTATCCGGCGCCGAATCGTCGCGGCCTTCCATGTCCGCTGCAGCCAGGTCAGCGTCACGGATGTCAGCCACCGCGTCAACGGTGATGAAACCGTTCTTTTCGTGCATCAGGAACGTTGGGTCAGTCTTGAGGAATTCCAAGTCCTCATCGGTGACGCTGGTGCCAACACCACGAGGGGTGATGATGGTACGGCGGTCAGCGACGTTGGCGCCACCTTTGATAGTGACCTCACGGCCTGCAATGCTCAGGCCACCGGGGGAAAGCTTCCAATCCGTGTAAGTCACCGAACCGGTCATGGTTGAGAAAATCAATGGCATGTCAAAGCCCTGCTGTTTTTGGTTGGGAAGGGCGCCCAACATAGCACGCCCTTGACGGTTTGTTAAACGCCGGTGTAGCGGTAAACGGCGTATGGGCGGGTGACCATCACACCGGCCAGGGCGTTGGTGTAGTCTTCAACAGTGGTCTTGACGCGCTTTTCAATGCCCAGCGGGTGAACCTTGGAAGCGATCAGCTGTTGGATGACCTGACCAGCATCATCGCCGGTGGATTCGACTTTTTCAGCGTACAGGTACGCCACGTTTGCACCGCCGTTTGCAGCATCCAGTTCCGGCGCATCCTCGGTGCGGCAGTTCGGATAGTTCTCTTTCAGCCACTCACCAACCGTGGTGGTGCCCAGGTCGTTGGGGATGCTCAGGAACTCGATGACGCTGGTGCCGGTGGCCAACGTGGTCTGCGCCTTTTTCGGGTCAATGTTGCCGCCTGAGCGGGTACGCAGAGCCGCGAAGCCGGTACGCAGGTCGCGGATGATTTCGAGGAAAGTTTTGTCCATCCACTTGGTGGAACCACCAGCACCGGCAGGCACGGTGTTGTATGCCAGCAGGCCAGGGTCATTGAGCAGGCCATAGGTGCGGTTACTGCCGTTGTTGTAGCCGAAAAAGCCCAGGCGGTTACGCGAGATTTCCAGGGCCAGCATGGCCGAATCGCGCTTTTCACCTGCAGCGTTGTCGCGCATCAAAGCTGCGCGGGCGTCTTCCAATGCGCCGATTTGGAAACCCTGCTCGAAGCGCACAATGTCGCGTTCTTCAAACGTCGGGTTGTAGCTGGAAAACGGCACGTTGCCGTGGTCGCTGTACGGCACAGCGGCGCCGGTCGATTCCATGACCTTTTGAACCACGCTGCCCATTTCCCACGAGCCGACAACGCGCTCACCAAGCAGGTCATCGATTTTGCGGGCCGCAGTCAGAATGCGGATGGTGCCAGGCAACCACGCTTGGGTGAACTGCAGCAGAGTTGCGGCAGTCGGCGCGGTGATGGCGTTTCCGTCCATCGTGGCAACCATGCGGCGGATATCGTTAGCGGTGATGCCCACGCCGATGGAATCCAGGCCCAAGCCGTTGATACCGTGAGCGCGGATTTCTTCCGCAGTGATGTTCATCACGCCGACGTTACGGGCGTGGGTTGTGGAGCGGATACGGCTCGGTTGCAAGATTGGCATGATTTGCGGCGCCCTTAGTTGGTCAGTTTGATGCAGATTACGTCACCGCCAGCAAGGTCAGTGCCCACGCGGTATACAGACGCGTTTGGCACAGCCAGGCTCAGGGCGGGCACTGCGGTTTCAGCGGGCACAGTGGCAATCACACCGGTTGCGATGGTGTAAATCACCTTGTCACTGATTTGCGCAGGCGCAGCAACGCTCACCCAAACCATACCCATTTCAAAGAACGTTGCCAGGCTGCCAGGCTTGACCAGCAGGCTTGGGGCCAGTGGGCCACCGGCTGGGGTGCCGTACGCGATCAGCTCTTTTGGAGTGCCAGCGATACCGCCAAACTGCAGGTCAACGTTGCCAGCGGTATCACCGCCAGGGCCGTACAGGCCGGTGTCACGGTTTTTGGTGAAGTAGCGACCAAGCACGCAGTTTGCGGCAGTCGCGGCAGGGTCAATGGTGCCAGGGGTTGCACGCAGTGGGCCGTCAAACGCCAGCTCACCGGGGATGCCAACACCAATGTCTTTGTTCACGGTTTGCTGAAACATTATGCTTTGCTCCGTTCGGCCAGTTTTTTGTCCATCAGCGACGGCTTGCCGTCCGCTGCGTCTTGTGTTGCAACCATGCCGTTGCGCACGGTGGCGTCTTTGCTCGGGTCACCCTTGCCAAGCAGCCAGCCTTTCAGGCTCGCAACTTCCGAACCCTTGTCTACGGAAAGACCAAGCTTCTTGATGCCGTACGCAGCAACCTCAGCCTCGGTTTTGCCCGAGTGGTCGAATACGCCAACGTGTGGCTTGAGCTTGGCTGCCAGGGCCTGGCCACTTTGAATGGCCTTGAACTGACGCAGCACGCGGGCCTCAACAGCGGCATCCATCGCGGCAACGTTTACCGGGGCGGTGTCGTCGGCGTCCACTGCTGCCACGTCAGCCGCAGCATCGGTTGCAGCAGTGTCAGCCGCTGCGGTGTCGTCGGCATCGGTTGCAGCAGTGTCATCAGCCGCTGCGGTGTCGTCGGCATCAGCCGCTGCGGTGTCATCAGCCGCTGCGGTGTCGTCGGTGTCTTCCGCGCCAACTGCAGGTGCGTCAGTCGGTGGCGCCATTTTCTTGATGGCTTCACCAAGTGCTGCCAAGAGTTTGAGGATTTCGTCCATTGCGGATGTACCTTTAGTGTCGTTGTGGTCGAGAACTGCAACGCTTGGCCCCATCCGCCCGTCATCGACTGACGCAAGGTGATTGCCACGCAGATTCCGTTGTATTAAATCATACTTTTCGCCTTTGTATTCACCCGGCGCCCATTCATATGCGCACAAGTAACCGAGGGACAAAGGCGTCTTGCCGCTTTCAACTTCATTGCGGTGTGCTTCTGAAAACAATTTGATGTTTGAGTACACGGTATCGTCAGTGTCATCAAACACAACTTGCTCACCTGTCACGCCCCCAATGCCCTTTTCCTCAGGGCGCATGTAGCCGGTTTCCTCAGGCCCCAACATTGTATGGTCATTGATCCAAGGCAACAGCGAGCAACTGAAAAGGAATTCAGGTTTTGCCAGTTCTTCTGCGGGGCGCAGCACCATGTAAATCTTGTCAGGGTCAAGGCCCTGCTCTTTGATCATGTCTGGCCCGAGGCTTGAGCCCAAGTATGGGAAAACGCCAGCCTTGCTGATTGGGTTGCGCGCAACTTCAAACCAGCCGTTGAAATCCTCAACCCGTTGCGTGGTTGGCATTATTCGTCATCCTCGTCATCGTCAAACGTAACTATGGGGCGCATTGTACACCTGCAATTGTAATCGTCACCAGGCAGCCCGCGCTCACCGGTTTTCTGATCAATGATAGGTGGGTCATTGATGTCATAGATTCCGCCGTTGAGTCCGCCCTGTGCCGGGGTGTGCAAGTGATATGGGCGCGGCTCTTGACTCCCGCCAGTGTGCACCCATTCAAACTTGGTGACACCGTTCTGGCGCATCTTGGCGGTATTGATTGCGGTGTACGCTTTGCGCGTCTGATCAAGGGCTACGTTCTTTGCGTGCCGCTTAGCCTCGCCATATCGTTGTTCCATTGCGGGCACGAGGTCAGCCAGGCCGTTACCCTTGCGCAACGAATCGCTCACATCCTGCTTGACCTTCCCCAAGTATTCCTCAGGTATGCGGGTAATGAGGTTCACGTTGTCGGTGATGCGCTGGCTGATGTCTTTGTTGACGGCTGCGCTGTTCTTCATGTTCAACGTCAGGTCAGCGCTTGTGGACTTCAACGAGCGCTCAAGGTTACTTGTGGCGTTGCGATCAACTCGGGTGAGCATACCCGTGGCCAATGGCGTGACCTTGCTGGCAAAGATAGACGCCAGGCGTTTGGCGAGCCGCGACCAAAAGTCATCTGCCGCATCTGCCGCAGCAGTATTTGCAAACTCTGCTTTAACTGCCGTGACAGTCTCACGGTGCATCAGCTCGGTGAGCGCTTCAAGCTCACGAGCGTACGCGGCACCCACCGACACTGCAGGCTTTAGGGTCAGCGCCCGCTTAGACTCAGCGCCTAGCGGGTCTGCCCGTCGCACGAGGCGCACTTTCTTTTTCACAGTGCTGAGCCGCTTTCTGCGTCAAAGTAATCCGACTCGCCATAGCCGCCCTCAACCAGCTCAGGCGGTACACCATCCAGGCGCGCAGCCTCAAGCGAATGATGCCCATCGATCACCACGCGGTACTTTTTGCCGGTCACAACGTCCATGATCACTGGGGAGACTTGTACCGTGTAATCCTTGGTGGCGCGCTTGCCTTCAACAATCTCAGGATCGATGCGCAACTGATTGGTGATTAGTTGCGGCTCACCCTCAGCAGCGTCAAAGCCTGGCTGTGCTGGCGCTGGTGGTTGCCCTACCTTTGGCGCGTCAGGTTTCCCGTCAGCGTCCTCATCGGGGCGCAGAGCCTCAGCAATGCCGGTGTACCCGCTGTCTTTGTCAGCGCGGATACGGTCACGAGCGTCATAGCCGTCAATTGCACCAGCAGTGACCAGGGCGTCATCAGTCTGCGCTTTGAGCAGATTGATTTCTGCATATTCCTTGGCGGTTGGGGAATCCAGCGGCGCCCAACTAATCACGGTTTCCAGCGGCTGCCATTCAACGTCACGCTTGCGCATGGCTGGCAGGATTACACTGTGCATGATGAGTAGGTGGTGCCGCTCAACCAGCTCAGTTGGGGCGCCTTCCTGTATTGACTCAAGTTCCTCGTGATAGCTTGCCTCATCATACTCACCCGTCGCGTTGAAACCCTTGGGCGCTGTCATCAGCAGCTTTGTGCCTGGCACGTTTGCCGTTGCCGCGACCAACTGAAACTGACTCATGATCACAACGTCAAGGTCAGCTAGGGTGGTGTCAAACTGTTGGTACTTGTCGTTTGTGTCACCGATGACGGTAGCGTAATTGTTTTGAAGCTCAGACACCTCAGCGAGCCGCTGCCCGTATTTAGGCCCGAGCGCAATACCTTCCTCAAGCTCAGTCTGCAGCACAATCGTGCGCTTGGTGAGCGCAAGCTGCGGCGCCTCGTTGGCGGTGCGCTCTGCAGCATAAACCCGCTCCATCACCTTTTGCGGAACGGGGATACCGCCGTACAGGTACGCGGGCTTGAGGATGTCGATCACGTCGCCCTCACGATAGATGATCAAGTGCGAACGGTGATACCGCTGGCCATTGATCACCCAAAACTTTGGCTCATAGAAGTGCATAGAGTCGGGGCGCGTGCTGCCAGCAATGTCAAGCTCAGGGATGCACCAGTAAGGGTCAACCTGCACAATCCCCTTGTAACTGCCAGGGGTCACCGCATCGATGTTGAACGGCAGTTCATAGTAAGCCGGGTCAGTGCTCTCAACCTTAAAGAAGGCGATGCGCACGCCGAACACCTTACCCTTGTAGATGAGCTCAACAAGATTTTTGTGAAGCTTGAAACGCTTGTCTAGCCGCTTCATCAGGTTGAGCACGTCGGGTGCTTCAAGGTCACCGCCGTCAGGTGCGTGAATGTCGAAGCCGTGGCGCATCGCATCACGAGCAGGCACCAGGCAGCATTTATCAATGAGCCAGTGTTGCGCGACCAGGCCCGCAAGCTGGTGACCAATAAATGTCTGACTGAGGAACCAATCAGTTATTGCCGGTGGCATGCTCAACCCGACTTCACCCGCGCCATACCCCTGCTTGATAAAGCCGTTTGCCCCCTCGCACGAATCAATGCCGCTATCCATCGCCACGGTGGCCACGGGGTTTGGTGCAACGGTGAACAGGCCGCGCAACTTGTCAGCCAGGCTCAAACGTTCCGCATGTGGCTTTGCCTCAGACTCACCGGTTGAGAACATCGCAGAGCGCCGGGGTGCTTTGTCGGGCTCATCACTTGGGATGGGGTCACCCTTTGGCCCAAGCAACCAGTTAAAGAAACGTTTGAACATGGTGAACCCTCTTAGAAGCCGGAACGGCGTGCGCGCTTGGAATACAGAATCATAGTCATGTCCGCATAGTTCGGTGAGCGGCTGCCCTGCGGTGACTTGTCGATCAGAATCTTACCACTACCATTCTGCGACCATGTAGGTTGGCTGAGTTCCTGAGTCAATTTGGTCAGCGCCTTGCGCGGTATCTTGGTTGAGTCAAGGCTGATGATTTCGTCAGGATCATACGCCAGACCCTCAACAACGGCGCGGTACGTCATCTTAAAACGGGTCATCAGACGCCACCATTCTTGAGCCTTGCGGTTTGCAAAAAAGTCCTCGTTGGTGCGGCCTTTGCGCCCGCCCTCACCTTTGATGATTTCCTTTTCCTTGTCGATGACTTCACCCGAACCACGGAACGGGTTGACCTTCTGCTTTGCCTTGGGGCGCGATTCGTTGAGAACCCTGGCATCACCGCGTACGCCAACACCCAAGCCGTCACTGTCAAAATCCCACTCATCTATACCGTTTTCGTCGGCAAGCTTAAAGCTGTAGGCAGTCGTGGCAAACGTGTCAGAACCCTTGCCGCTCCAAGCTTCTGCAAAGTCCATGACCACGCCGTGACGGCTGCCAAATGCGTTGAGGTCAATGCCTTCATCGGCAACGTCAAGCGCACCCCGGCGCTCACCGGATGGCTTGATTCCCAATTTGACGTGCGCGTCAATTGCGGCCTGCACCCATTCGGATGGAATGAGGATGCCGGACTTGGCGGCAGAGAAATTCAGGTCAATCTCTTGCGCGACAATCAACGGGTTGTCGATGTCTTCACATTTCTTTTTGTACCACACGTCATCCTTGCGAGGATCAGCGCGCCAGTGAAACCAGAAAACCCGGTGCTCAGGCCAGTTCTGCACCTTGTCATAAAACGGGTTGTCGGTGCCGTTGGCAGAGCTCACGCTGATTCGGCAGTTGGTGGTGTTGGATAGCGAGGCGTCAATCAACAGCGGGCGCGGTTGAAAGGCCGACTCATCGTCAAAGTACAGCGCGGTACGCCCGCCCCGCCCGATGTTGTCACCGGCCTCACCCTTGATGATGCTCTGCGTTTCGGGGATGTAGAGCTTTAGGTGTGATGAGTGGTCTTTGTTGTTGGAGTCATAACCGCCCCTGAATTCCTCGGGTAAGTGGTTGAGGAACATCCGCCCTTTATAAAACAGCGTGTCAGGGTCACCCACCTTATCAACGAGGTCTTCTTTGCGCGAGCCAAACCCAATGTTCATGTTGTTGCGGAAAAGGCACAGCGTTGCTGCAAGCTGCTGACAAACGACCGATAGGCCCATGTCCCGCGACTTTGGCGCAACGCCAGACTCAGACGCACCCCACCGCTCAAGCACCCACTCAATAAACTCAAGCTGCTTGGGAAATAGAATCATCGGCACCACTGGCGACATTCCGCGCTCAATCAACCGGGGGTCATAGGTAACGCCCCAATCACAGATAAAGTCAGCGGGGTTCTCGCGATAGTGAAGCTTGAGCGCGGGGATGACTTCAGGTTGTTTGCGGATAGCGGCCAGGTTCTCTAACCGCTCTTGGAAAATTGCACGGTAGTCAGGTGTTTTCCAATCCATTACGCAATCTTAATCATGGTGGTGTTATAGGGAAGCATCAATGGATGCTGCGGCATACCGTTTTTAGTGTAGCCGAAAACAAAAACAGGCTTGCCGGAACTCATTATCAAATCAAGCGTTCTGGATATGTAAACCCGCAACTGTTTTGGCACTTTGTCAATTCTACCCCAGCACGGCACAACCACCTGAGCTGAACCAATCAGCCTTTCCAGCGTTGCCCAATTTTCCGGCCCGCACGCATCGGTAACAGCTCTTAGTTCCTTTACGTCAGTTGCGCGATACGCAAAAACGTTAGCTGCTGTGAAATTACCAAAGCCAGACCAACGGCTAACAAACCCTTTCCACTTGCGCACCGTCGCGTCATCAAGCTCAGCATCAGCCGTGGACGGGTTTACGCCAATGAACAGTACCCGCCCTGCATATTCAGGATTTACAACACGGTCAAGCTGATACCGATATTTACCGCACGAACTGATGATTGCGCTCATACGTTCACCTTTTCTATCCAGTTCCAGCAACCAGGCTCATCACCCTCAGCGCACCGGCAGTGCTCGCCAAGTTCGCAAACGTAGGTGATGGCCACGGTGCTTGGTTGTTGGTCGTCGGCATCCTGCTGCTTGCCAGCAACATAGACCTCAAAAATTTTGAGCAGGCTCATGGCTCACCGCCGACCAGCGCCACCAGCTCAGCACGCAAGTCAATGCCGTTGGTGTCACCCAAACCAAACTCAAGCGCTGAGCTGTACCAGTCGCCAGCATCACGAATTTTGATGAGCATGAGGCGCAGCTTTTCGGCGTCTTCCCATTTCACAAACTCACCGTCATGGGTGGTCAGCGCAATGTCAGGGTACGCGGCAGCAACTGGTGCAACCGGCTCAACCGGCTCACGCGCCGGGTTCTTTGCGTGAAACTCAAGCACCTGCTCAAGCGTCAGGATTTTCAATTCCTCGGTCATGCTGCACCCACTGACTTGACGATGTTGTTGAGGGCCTGGCTGCGTTCATAATCACCTTTGCCCGCGTACAGGATTGCCATTGCTTTGAGGTCAGGCGCCAGAAGCTGCAGCACTTCGCGCAGGGTGTCGCGTTCACGCAACGCTTGGGTCAGGTTGTTGCTGTAGCTTTCCTCATGGCTCGGTGGGTCAGGCAACAGCACTGGCGGCAACGGCAGCACTTGAGGTTGTGAAATAGGGCCGTACTCAACATTGAGCAACCCTTTCAACCGTACAATTTCAGCGTTTGCGTCGTCAAAACGTACCCACGCCCCCGAATTGACAGCCTCTGCACTCCATTTACCAACTGCGTGTATTACGTAGCGTTGCATTGTCATCCCCTCGCTTTGTTTTTGATGAGCTGCGCGTAGACGTTCGCAGCTTCTACCGGATCAGTCGGCAGTTCCATGTTAGCACTAAGTAATGGCCCACCGTTAGGCCCGCTGTGCTGCACCTTCTCAACAAACATGCCGTAGAACTTGGCCAGGTTCGCAAGGGCTGCATCCTGATCGCGGGTCATTACCTGCATGCCGTTTTGCGTCTGCTTGATCCCGGCGAACAACCGGCGCCCCTTCTTGCTCAGCGTGCGGGTGTCGGCAAAGAACGTATCTAGATGACCCTCACCTTTGCACTCGGTGCACTCGGGGTGAGGGCGGAACGTGAAGTTGAAACCATAGCCGCCCTCATCGCTCGGGATGGGCATTCGATCTTTGCCGCGTGTCTTGATGGCCAGGCCCAGCGCATAGGCAAATTCACCCTCATCTTTCCACTGATAGTGATGACCACGGCCATAGCAGTGGCGGCAGCAGCGTCTCAAGTTGCTCATCAATTCGTTAGGATCAGCCGTTGCGATGTCATGCCAAATCTCAACGATGTCCTGAATTCCAAATTTCAAATCTTGCTCAACGTGTTTTTTCGCAGAGCTCAGAGCGGCTTTAACGTGCTTGCGAGCTTTTACAGTCGCAGCGCGCCCCGAAATTTGTATTTCTGTAAGACCTGAACAACTGAAAGCTGCGCGGTACGCATCGCCAGGTTTGCCACACTCAACGAGTTTTTTGACAAAAATCGCTTCTTGCTTGCTCAAATTCTTCTTTTTCACAATCTCAGCTCCAAAAGGTTACAAGAAAGGTTACAAGCCCCAAATCCTTGCAGCCCTTATAATCCGTGGCCTGCAGCCCAAAAGGTTACAGGTTACAAGTTGAGTTGACCCGTTTAATGTGTAATGTGAGACATATGACATGACTCATGATGACCACCTATACACATACCCTTTCAACTCACATACGACTCTATTTTGATTTATCTTGTAACTTGTAACCTTTAGAGAAAGAAAACCAGTAAAACCGGGGCTCTCAGCGGGTTACAAGTTGGGTTACAAGGATGAACGGTCTTGTAACCTGTAACTTTGATCAAATTTTAACCAGTTGCTCCAAGCTGCGCCAGGTGCTGAATTTTCGTCAGCTCCAACATTGAGCGCAGAGTCTCGTTGCTATCACTGGCCACGCTGCCACGCTTCCACCAAACACGGTGCGCCCGACCATCCCACTTGATCACACCCTTTGGCGAGAAACCCATTCTCGTGAGCATGTGGTTAACCGCCGTGGTTTTCGGAATGTCCATACCATCCTGTACGCAAACCGTCCTCATAGCCGCTGCTAGCGCGCTGGAGCTTAAAACGAACTGCCCGACACCCACAGCCCCGGTTTCGATACATTGACGCGCCACGGCTTCGTGAGCGTCTTCCCCGCCCATCTGCATTTCAGCCTTCTCACTGGTGTGTGGTGCCTTTGAGTTTGGCTTGAAATTCTCACTCACCTGATACTCAAGGAAGAACTTGCGCCACTCACCGCGCCTGGCGTCCTGCATGCTGTCAAACACGGCGTCATAGTGTTTGGTCAAACCATCCTCAGTGAGCCCCAGGGTGGCTGCCAGGCTGCGCAGGCTGCTGAATGGGGAAAAGATCACCCACCAGCGCCGGTCATTGTCTTCAAGCGGCACCGCGTCAACAAAGTTGGTGAAGGCGATGTAGTTGGTGACGTTGATGATTGACGCACCAGCCGGTTGGCCTTTGCGGTTGATCTTGAGCGTATTGTTGGTGATGGGCTCTTTGATGGCGTTGGCCACGGCGTAACGCTTGGCGCCGGTAATCATCAATTCCTCAAACGCCGTCACGCAGGAACCTTCCTGCCAGTCACCGAAATCTGAGCACACCAGTTTGGCGCCAACGCTGGTGGCGTTCGCAAATCCCATCACTGCTTGCATGGCGTTGATGATCATGGATTTGCCGTCACCGGGCATACCTTTGATGATGGGAGCATAACGGCACTTCTTGCCGGGGTTCTGCGCGCACCAGGCCATCCAGTCCAACAGGTTCAAATACACCTCATTACGGTTGCCGCACAGGGCCTGCATATGGCGCAAGAATGCTTGGATAGCGTCAACCCCGCCCTGCGTGTAACCCAACGCAATCTCAGGGACGCTGCTCGGGCTGTACAGGTTTGCGTACCAGTGGCCCTCATGATTGAAAATCGGGTCACGACCTGGCAGGTACATGTAGTTTGAAACCGTCGACATGTTCCAGCGCTGCAGACACCACTTGGCTGCATCCTCACGGTCACCGTTTGGCTTCTGCGGCATCATGCGCTCAAAGTCAGCGTTGAAGCTGGTGCGCGTCATCATTTCGGCGTTGATCAGATTAAAGAAGCAATCGTTGGCTTTGACGTAGACGTGACTGTTGGCCCACTCGGGAACAATGCCGCCGTCATCGTCCTCAACCACCTGCAGGCGCACCATAGCCTTGCAATCGTTGATGCTGACGGGGAACCCCCAATCACTCATGCGCTTCTTGACGGCGGCAGCCAGCCAGTCACGGTCAAGGTTGGCAATTGACCTGTCAGCAGCAATCTGCGGCACCACATCGTTGCGCAGCTCTGCGTCATCGTTGGTGCCCATGATCAGCTCATAATACTCTTGGCGGCTCATGCCAGCCTCAAGCGTCACCGTGGCATCAAGCTTTGCAACCGTCTCTTTGTCCTGGCAAACGTTGCGCGTCTGGCGGCAGGCTTTGGCAACGGTCAACTCACTGAGGTAGGTACGGTGAGTAGTCCACTTGTCACGCACCAGCTTTGACTGCCACATAAGGCGCGTCATCCGCTCAGCATCACACCCCGTCCAAAATGCCAGGTGGGAAGCCAGTGCGAAATCAACCCCGGTGCCGTCATACGGCAAGCTGTCAGAGCGCTCAGGGTCAGGGTACTGCGCAGACAAAACCGGGATGTTGCACGTCCACAAGTCAGCAAAAGTCGCCTTGCCGGAAAACATCCCATCCGCTGAGCGCGACTGCATTGCACGCCTGATCAGCTCAGCATCACTTTCAGGCCCGCGCCAATCCGCCCTTGGCCCGTTACCGCAGAGCACCGCAACACTCTGCTCGGGCTCAAAGATGGTGCCAGCAATGTAGGTAGCCATTTCCTGCAGGTGCGTATCTGCAGAGCCCCAAGCCTGGCCACTGGTACCAAAGGCAATGCCACGCCCACTGGTGTAGAACTCAAGATCAACGCCGGGATTCTCAGCTACCCATTTGCGGGTTGGTCGGGTACGGTGCCCAGGTGGGGGACACCCGCGCCCTATGAGGTGAATGCCCTTTCCACTGGAACTGTACTCAAAAAAGGCCCCCGGCAGGTTTTGGTAGAACCATGCTGCCCAAGGTGAGAGAGCACCAGCACTGTCAACACAACTGTCAACATCAAGGAACCAATAGCCACAATCAGCAGTAACCATAAAACCGAGCGTGTAGGCATAGCCGTCAAGCCTCCCAAGGTGCGCGCTGAGCTGAGCCGTGGCCACCGCGTATGATGTCCACGAGTATGGTTTTTGAGCATCGATCCCCTTGAGCTTACCGTGCTCATCGAACTCAATTCGCCCGTCTGGATGGACTGGCACCTTTATGTATTTCCCCGGCTTTTTGGGGTCGTGGGCTAGCCGCCACACAAACCATTGATTGACGGCGGTCATTCCCGCCAAAGCAGTTGCAAGCATTGTCATTTGCCTTGTTCTAGTAGGTTGTCGATGGCAACGCCACGCTTGGTTGCATACTTGATGCAATTGGCGGCGCCACCTGGCGAACCGTCCCACATCGCCATAACGCGGGTGCAGCGGTCAACCATCCATTCGTTGCGAAGCTGCATCGCGTACCCGCAGTAACCGCCAGGGAACACAATGGTTTGGGATGAGCACAAGGCAAGCAGGGCGCCATAACTGGCTTGTGCTTCAAGTGGCCACGCCTTTTCCTGCCCTGCAAATGGTATTGCCGCGTGAACCGGGATACCCAAACTGACGGCTGCCCAGCCAACGGCCTGATCCCAACCAAGCGCCATGCCGACAATCACTGCATCTGGTTTTGTACGGGTGAGATATTGGGCTGCGATAGCCCTTAGGTTGATTGCGGCGTCTGCCCCATAGCCGCCTAGTTTGTCTGGCCTATGGCCTGTTGCACTGATGATTAGCATTGTCATTTGCCTTATATGCGAAAAAGCCCGTAACACACTGGATGGCTGCCAAGCTCACAGGGGTCAGTACCCCTGCCCAGTGTGTTACGGGCTTTTTACTGATTGATTTGAACTTGGCGCAGGAAGTAGAACATAAATGACGGGCATTAAAAAGCCCCGAGGTTGGAAGCCTGCGGGGCTGCTTTGACACGCTGAAAGCGCCGACAACGCGCACACCATAGCAGCAAACTGCAGGCAAAGAAAAGCCCCGGAAGCTGGGGAGGCAACCGGGGCTCAGGGTACAGCCAAGCAGTGACAATGCACGGGCGACTTTACGCACTCGGTGCCGGGGTGTCAACAGCCTTTAATGCAGCATCTTTATCGTTCCAGCCCTGCTGCCAGTGGCGGCGCTCCCAATCCTTGCAGGCTGGTGGCGGTACGCAGGCTTTACCGTCCCGGCGCTGATTGGCCCCGCAGTGATACCAACGTGTGTTTGTCATTGGGTCACCTCAGGCTTTTGTTCACCGGCCTTGTGAAACTCAGCGGCTGCAGATTTAAAACCTTCCTCCCAAATAAGCGCCTTTGCGGAGCGAGCGCCGTACGGGTTATTGATGATCAACCCTTGCCCGTTTTGGAATTCCTGCTTACCTTCCTTGAACCATTTGCTATCACGCATTATCAAACCCCTCATTCCAAAATTGATGTTCAACCGAACCTTTCTTGTGCGGGTTGCGCTCATCCCGCATTTGGCTCCAACGCTCTTTTGATTGACAGGTGGTGTGCTTGCCAATCATCCGCGCTTTGAAGGCACCCGAGTCAAACGCGCATTGCTCACGGGTATTGCTTGGCTTTCTGCTCATCTAGCAATTCCTTATCTTTGTCATTCCAACCGGCCAACCACCATGACCACGCCCACTGCATGTACGCATTCGGGTTGGTCAGTTTGCCGACACCATCAAGCCTGGCTTTCTCGCCTTGGTAATACGGGCGCGGCGGCTTCAAAGCGCGCAACCCTTGGCGGTGTTTGTCACCACTGCCTCACACATCTGCTGATGGTATTCAAGGTCAGATGTTGGGGTGCGCGCTTCTTCAACAGGCGGTCCGTCCATGCCGTCAGGCCCAGGGCTGAAAACATAAAAAGCGCCTTCACTGTCAAGCTCAAAGTGTGCCTTTGTATCGATCGCCAGGCGCACGCACTGACCCCAATTGGTGAGCGGGTGAAAGTGCTTGCCGTTCGCAAAAATCATGAACTCATAGCGAATATGGCGAACGTCCACGGTGTAACCGGCAGCCAACGCAGCACGCGCTTGCAACCGCAGCTCATCTTTCGGAAGTGCCGCCAGGTCTTCTGCCGTAACAATTGGTTTGATTGTGCCGATGCTCATTTGCTCAGTGCCTCACGTAGCTGGATGTATTCGGCGCGCTCGTACTGGTCAAGGCCAACTTTGCGGTTGCGGTCTGCAAGTTCCGCAAATCGGTCAACGCGGCTTTTGCTATTGACAACAAAGTCATCACCGCTTTTGACATTGGTGACGACCACCGGGCCAGCTTCAACAATAGGTGTTGGCACGCAGCGGCAATTTAAAGTGCGGGCGTCTGGCGGCGTAACCCAAGCAACCTGAGGCTGAGCGCATGCAGCCTCATACTCGTTGGACTTCTCAACGCGCCCTGCAGCTTTACCGACCTTGTAACCCCGGTTATACATTTCGGTTGTAGCCAACAGGATCACGTAGATTGGCAGCCACAGGCCCGAGGTCAGAACAGTCAGCAGGATATGCAGCCAGTGCTTTACAGTTTTCATTTCAATATACCTCAGCAGGCGAGCGCGCCAGTTCCAGCGCCTCTTTAGGAGTTATGAACTTTCGTTCAACAAGCAGCACAAGTAAATCAGCCAGCATCGCAGGGGTGTTTTCAAGCATTGGCGTGAACGCCTCACGCTCAGAAATTTCCTTTTCATGCGTGCCAGCCCATACCAAATATTGTTGGTCAGCCATAACAAACCTCGCATTCACAATCAGGTCCACATTCAGGCGCACGACCGACTTTGCGCAGTTGTGTATCAGTTGGAACAAACCCGCACTTTGGAATCTGTACAAGTTCAACGCCACCAGCGTGGGCAACACGTACCATTGTGAAAACCAGTTCACGCCAGTCTGTAAAATCGTGACGCTCGCACAGTTCATCAAGCATGGTGTTGATTGAAGCGGGCACCGGCAGCGTGCGGTTAACAATGCCCAACTTCTCTGCGGCTTCTTTGGCACGGGCATACTGCTCACGCTTATAGTCCGCATTGCTTTTCTTTGCCACGGCAGATTACCCCGCAAACCCTAAAACTGCCACGGCGATAAGCGCCACACCGAACACCAGGCCCGCACCGTACCAGATAGCGCGGCGCCGACTCATGGCCACGGTTGGCCCGAACGCAAGCGGGGTGCCCATAGTGCGCAGGTCTTGCACAGTGAACGGGGTTGCGCCGGTCAAGCCTTGGATCAGAACAGGCGCCCCGGCAGGCAACGGGGTTGCAGAGTAGCTTTCGTTCACCTGGCAGCGGCAAGCCAAGCGGCCTTGATTGCAGTTGCACAGCGCAGCGTAACGCGCCTGGCGAGCTGCGAAGGCTTCACCGCAGACGCGATTCCAGCGGAATGCACGAGCAATGAACTCTTGGTGGGTTTCGTTGGGGTGTTTGTGAATTTGCATTGTCCCGCCCTCGTGTTTGGTAGGGCGAAAGATAGAACACTAATTATGCTTGGTCAAGAATTAAAAAGCCCTGCGGGTTAGGCAGGGCTCGGGTGTCATGCGACAAGTTTGAGCGTTGGTGGTGCTTTCTTCACGTAGCGCTCAAGCAGCTTGCGCACCGATGCCTCAAGGGCTTGTTGTTCCTCAGCCGGGATATGCTCCCACACCACCAGCACGTCATGCCACACCGCGCCGTTGAGGCTGTTGCTAGCTGCCACCTGCACACCCTTCAACTCAGGGTTAACGTCAGGCTGATTGCCACGCGGTTTGGTCAGGGCGTCACGCACAGCTTGCATGTTGTCGCACTTGAGTACCTTGATCCCCATCCGGTACGCACGGCGAATAGTTGACACGTAGACCTGCACCGCACGCGGCGCCGGAACATCCCCGGCCTTTGGTCTACCCTGGCGACGGCTCCAACCATTACGCTCATAGGCAGCGCTCACAAGCAGGTTGAATTTGTCCAAGGTGTTAGTGTCGTTAAGCTTAACAACCTCAAGAATCTGCGAGGCTGTAGCTTCAATGCCGACACTGGCTTTGTTGATGCGGGCGAAAATAGTTGCTAGATCGAGGCGCATTGTCATTGCTCCAATCAGGTAGCCAGCGCGATTGCTGGTAACTGAAAGGTTAGTACACTATTAACGGCCTACAAGCGCCGGTCATCTAATAGCAAAAAGCCCCTAAATTTAGGGGCGTTATATCACTTGAGCATATTCCTCAACGCTATGGCCCGTAGGCCGGTGGGTTCATCAAGGTACTCAAGCAGCGCAGCCGCCAGGGCGTCATAGCGCTTGGCCTTATCCCTGATGAGCTGATTGCGCTCTTTGGTGTAGCCATTCTGGCAGCTCGGGCAAGCGTGGTTGCGGCGCAGTCGCTCACCTTTCAGCTCGGGGTGCTTCTTGCACAGTTTGCCCATAAAGCGCTCACCAATCACTTGCGCACCTCATCGACCTCAGCCAGCAACGCCCGAGCAGCATCAAGCTCATCAGGCAAAGGCTCATGCGTTCCGCTGCACTGCCGCAGGCTGGCAATCAGACGCTCTACCAGTGCCTCAGGGATGCGCTTAGGTTTGAGCACAGCGTTGGTCACCTTGGTCTTGCCGTTCGCCCTGGCCACGACAAGAGCTGCGCCCAGCACCTCACCGGCCTTGTCGCCGTGAGTCTTCACAGCCTGCGCGGCAATGGTTGGCTTGACCTCACCGGCCTTTATCATTTCGTGCACGTCGGTGTTGCCGCTGGCCAGGGTGAGAATGCGCTGAATCGTGGCCAACTTCTCACCGCTGCGCTCAGCAATTTGTGCAGGTGACCAGCCAAAGGCAATCAGCTTGTTATAAACCCGCCCGAGCCCCAGCGGGTCAACTTCAGCGCGCTTGGTGCTGGTTGCCTGGCGCAATAGCTGCTCGGCATCGTTCCCGATAAAAGGCTTTACAGGTATCCAGGCTTCAAGGATTTCCGGGTTTTCCTTGTTTGGGGTACGCGGCAATGTTCCGCGCTCATCCATCTTGCGGTAGGCAAAGCGCCGGGTGTGACCTTGCACAACCCAAACACCACCCTCAGCACGCGGAACAACCTCAAGCGCTTCGACGGTGCCGCCTGCTTCAAGGTACGCAACCAACTCGTCAATGTCTTGTTGGTACTTTGGCGAATCATAGTCACGCACGATGTTAAAGCCGGGGCGCTCGTGGATATCCTCAAGGCGCACCGAGTTAGCTTCGCCGCGTTTTACCGTGCCGTCATGGCGCATTGATTTAAAGGTTGGTTGCATTGTTGTTGTCTCGCTCTGCTGTATCGCCAATCGGAAAGAAATCGTTTAGGAATTGAACTTGTTTCATTTGAAAGCTGTGACACTTCTTTGCGTTTTCGTACGCAGCCAACAACTTTGGCGTACGGCGCTCGCTGGTGCCAAAGTTTACTTTCTTTTCAAAGTACCTGATGCGCTCAGAGTAATACAGAACACCTTTCCAGTGATGCAGCCGCAAAGCGCGCAGACCTTCAAGACGCGCAACATCTGCGACAAGTTCAACACTCACAGCGTGTTCTATGTCGTCAAGCGCAGCAATCTCATGCTTGTAATAGCTAACGTTGTCACCGTCGTTATCGTTTGCAGCAACTCCAAGCACACAAAGCAACGCCCTGCGCAACGGGGCAATATGCCCGTTGATCATTTCGGCAAGAGAGCCGTGACCTTTTAAATGTATCACCGGAAATACCTCGCAGCTTCATTAAGTAGACGAGGTGCGACTTGCTCTAAAAGATCAGGCTGCGGTTGCCTGGGGGTTTGATATTCATACTCAACCGGCGCACCACCAACAGCTTCTTGGCACTTGAAGGTGACGCGGGTTCCTGTAGGTACACGGCTGCGAACACCCATTTCAACACCAGGTTTTGCAAGCTCGCAGATATGCTGGCCCACATCGTATTGCGGGAAGTTGGCCACGCTCTCAGTTGTGCACGGCTGCCCGACAAGGCAGTAAGTCATAATGAGTTCAAACATTGCGCATCACCTCTTTCATGGTGGCCTTGAGGGTTTCGACAACAAGCGAGCCTTTATCAGTTGTGCCGAAATCCTCGTGTGCCCGTTCAAAGATCAAACCCCTATCTTTGAACGATTCAACAATTGCCCTTTGCGCTGGTGGCCAGCAACTCACCGGCGCTTCAATAAACCGCTCACGCACAGCGTAAAAGTGCAACAGCATTTGCATTGCCAAAGGGCTTGTCATGCTAATTGGTTTGCCCGTCAGACTAACGCGCATGGTGCCATGATCAGCACCAGCACACTCACCCCACTGCGGCAAACTTGACGGGCGTATAACCACGCCGGACTTTGGCGGGTAGCTAAACTCAAATGGGTAAATGTTGCCGCTACCTTGGAACAACAAGCACTCAACTTTTTCCTGAGTGGGGCCAACGTACGGCAGGTAACTCACGCCGTCATAGTGAACACCTTTGCTGATCTTGGCGCCCTTGGTGGCCATCAGTTGCAGCACAAGCGTTGTGACGCCATGTTCAACGTACAGATTCTGCGCTGCGTCAGCTTCGATTTCGCAACGAGTACCGGATTGCAACCAGCGCCAATACAGGCTTTCGTCTACAACTTTAAAGGATGTCACGCCGTCAGCCCACACCAGCACCTCAAGGCCAACGTATAGGCGCAGGGTTTCGCTGAGCGCAATCCGATTGTCAGTAAGGGCCATCAACGAATAGCTGCTGTGCACCCCTGTGCTGTGAAGGTAGCGAGCTGCTGCGGCTTCTACTTCTTTGGTGATTTGCATTGTCATTGCTCCGTGCTGTGCGTTAAGTCCTGCGAACAATAGAACCTTAATAACGCACTGTCAACAGGATATTAAAAAGCCGCTATGCAGCGGCTAGGATTTCGCGGGCGTGGCTCACAATGTCCGGGGGCACGTGATGCACGTTCATCTGCAGCTCAAGGGCATCAGCCACAATGTCAGCGTTGTTGAGCACCACGGCCTGCGCCAGCACTGCATCACGCAGCCCAAGCACTGTGCCAAAGTAGCGACTGATCAACCCGTCACTGACCCCCAGGGCCTCAGCAACGCTGATGCGCGTGACAGCCGCCAGGCCATCAGCAGCAGCTTGCTTGTACGCCTCGTGCAATATTTCATTCTTGCGCTCGGCAGGGCTGAGCCGTGGGCACCGCACAACAACGTCAGCAGTCCAAGAGCCCTGTGCAATACCGTAATCTTTGACGGCATCGCGGAACGCGCCGACTGTGCCAAAGTGGTTGGATACGGCAAAGCGATAGAACCCGGTTTCAGCTTTCATGGTGCTGCTTGTCAGATGCCCGAGCCCATGCTTCAGGGCCAGGGCGTGACCCTTTACTATCAATTCCTGTTTTGTGTCGCGTTGCATCGCGCAACCTCCTAAGCGTAAGTAACGGACACTTTACAGACTGCCGGGGCCAGTTGCAAATAACGCCCTACCACCACTAGCGGTGACCAGCTCCGCCCACGCTTGCTGCGCAACCTCGTGCTCATCGCCAGTGAATACCCAATCCTCAGCTTTCATTTCAACGCTGAGAAACTGCGCGATCTTGTAGCCCACCATCCAATCTTGAATGACCACGGGTTGCCATCCGATAAGGTCAGCAGACTTGATCACCTCATTCTGCTTGGCTGACTCGTTGGCGAGCCCGTAGCGCACCATCCGCCCGCCCCGGTCTGGTAATGCCCCCACGTTGTTGCGAAACAAGTGGTAGCCCTTCGCAGCAGCCTCAAGGCGCACGAGGGACTGTTGGCGCCCCTCACTGCCTGGCTGACCATCAAGCTCAATGGGCGGTGCGTGCGTCACGCCCATCAGCGTTTCAAGCTCAAGGATTGCCCCGAATGGCACCCCGTGTCTTGCTGCCCAGGTACGCAGGATCATTGCGGAAGCTCGCCAAAAATGGCCAGGTACTGCAATTCGTTCAACGCCGGACGTGTGCCGCCACCCTCAGCAACGTAAGTGCTCAGCAAGCGCTGCGCGTGCGACTTGGCCTTTTCAATACCAACCGTACGGTTTAGGGTATTTAGCGCGGTTGCGTATCGCTCAAGTGTAAGGTTGGCCATTTCAAGGCTGTACTCAACGCCACCCATCAAACCTGCTTCATCGTGCCATACAAAAACCTCGTCTGCGTATTGGATGATATGGTTAGGATGAAATACCGGGAAGGTTACAGCCGGGGTAGATTCACCACGGCTACGCTGTATCGCAACCTGTACGTCAGCAACCTTTACATCCGTTGCCAGGCGCCCGAGGTTTGCAGCTTCATCAGCAAAGAAGTACACCGCACCGTCTTTATCAACCCGTGAGAAAGTTTCACCGTCTTTGGCGAACTGCCACAGTGCCCCGTTCTCAGCCTCATCGGTTGTCAGCACGCGCACCAAACCAATCTGATGCACAGCGCAATAACTGCTCGGGGCTTTTGCAGCGCTTATACACCCGAACGATGCGCAGTATGGGTCAGTGCTCGGTGCGGTATCCATTTTTGGCGCAAATGGTGGCAGCTCGGGCAC